TTGACTACACGCTCGGCGGTGAGGTTATTACTGATACTGTTGCTCATACTGGTAGATTTAACCATATTGATTTTTTTGAAAACACTCATATTGATACAATTGTTAGCACTAACATGACTGGCAATACGTTAAACGGTGAGTCGTTCCCGGCTGGCTATGAATTACGTGGTGTATTCACGAGCATTCAGCTTAATAATGGCGCTTGCATTGCGTATAAGATATGAGCCTTTCTAGCCCGCTACGGAAAGTTGCCAGCAAGCTGATGGCTAAGTTTGGCGGTGCAACAACACTGCGCCGGATCACGATGGGCGCTTACGACCCAGCTACTGGCACCGCAGCCGAAACTGCTGCTGATACCGCAGTGCGCGGTGTACTAGAGGACGTTAATTTGCGTGAGGTGAATGATCTAATCCAAGCTGGTGATAAACGGCTAACAATTGCCGCCGCAGATGTTGCAAATGCACCAACACCAGCGGATAAAGTGCTGATTGCATCAGTGGTTCATCAAATAATTAGCGTTGCGACAACTGAGCAAGACAATACGGCGATAACCTATGAGTTAATTCTGAGGGCATAATGGCACGAAATATAAAAATTACTGAGATTGGCGATTACGTTAATGGACGACTTGAGAAATTGCTGCGCGTAGCTGTGCTTGATGCTGATACAAGATTAAAGATGGAAAGCCCAGTAGACACAGGCCGTTTTCGTGCAAGTTGGCAAGTAGGCGAAAATGCTGCTGGTTCTTATGACGCAGGTCCGCAGCAAACATCAGTAAATGCTGATAGAAGCATGACAAGCGCACCATCTAAGCCAGAAGGTTTCCCGTTACGCAGAATGAATTACGGGAAAGAAACAATTGGCAATGTTTACAGCATCCACAACAACCTGCCATATGCGGAAAAGTTAGCTTTAGGCCAAGTTGGCAGCGGCGGCAGTAAGCAGACAAGCCCCGGATGGGTACAGATGGTAGCTAAAGACATTCAATCATTTGTGATAGAAGAAGCCGCCAAGATTGGTCGAGAATCATGAGCAGCACTTACAACAACGTCCGCGCTGCGATTGAAGGCCGTATTGCTACTGAGATGGCAATTGGACCGGTATATCAAGTGAGTTATCAAAACGTACCATTTACGCCACCAGGCAATGCCCCGTGGCTACAGGCATTTATTCGGTTTGGCGATAATGCTTATGCAACGCTGCTACCTACAGGCGGCGTAGGGTTCAACCGTCAAAACGGTGTGCTGGTAGTAAATGTATTCACGCCCGTTGGTGTTGGCGCAGCAGCAAACTACACCATTGCCGAACGCGTCAAAGATTTATTTGATCGTGCAAAATTTTCAAGCATTATATTTGACGCCGCATCAGGGCCAGTACAAGTAACGCCTGCATCGCCTGAACCATATTTTCAAACACAGCTAACCGCGACTTTTGAAGCGTACCTAGATTGACGCTATACTAAAACAAGCCAATCATCTGCTAAATCAATGGCCGTTACTGTTCTATCCGGTACTTCCGGTGCTCTTTACTACAAGCCCGCTGGTACCAGTGTCGAATTGTTAGCATCAGCATTTCCTGCTTCTGCTGGCAACATAACAGTTGGGGCATACCTAGGTTTCAAAGTTAATGACCCTGTAACGCTGGCTTATCCTGCTGGCGCAACCACAACCAACTGCATTACAGCAGGTGCTAAGTTTGTTAAAACTTACGATGCAACGACAGGCATCCTGACATTAAGCGCCACCGCAGGCGGCTCGGCACTAACTGCAACAGCGCAACCATCTGGGTTCGGAGCATTATTTGCAACGATTGCATACACAGATTATGCTGCTGTAGGCCAAGTCCGCGAATGGAGTTTTGAAATTACAAGAGAAGAGATTGATGTAACAACTATCGGTCAAGTTATTGGTCAGTATGCCCCATTCAAAACATATATCACTGGTTTTGCAGATGGCGAAGGCAGCGCATCAGTTTATATCACATCTGATGACACGTCACTAGGCAACCGTATGGTCGAAGATGTATTGCAAAGACAGCAAACCGGTGCTGCATTTAGACTTTACACCGACAAGCAAAGCACAGAAATCCTAAGCCGTAGTATCGCAATGGAAGCAGTACTTTTGAGTGCTAGCTTTACTATTAACCCAGATGATGCTCAAATGGTGGAGATAACTTTCCGCCCAACTGGAGCACCAACATTTGACTTTAGCACTACAGTTTAATTTTAATAAACACCTGCATTATTGAATCATGTCTGGCACACCAATAGTAAAAGCACTAGATCGGCTTAAAAAAGCTGCAAATCTAGTACCAGCAAAAAGAACTGTCATCCTTAGCGATGGCAGTGAGTTTGAATTTTATTGCTCACCGCTTACAATGGCGGAACGCGAGCGGGCACAAAAGAATGCTGGTAATGAAGACGCATCAGTGTTTGCATTACAGCTAATGATTACAAAAGCACAAGATGAAAGCGGTCAGCCATTGTTTAAAGCTGCTGAAATTGCAGAGTTAAAAAACGAGGTACGAGACGAAGACCTGCAAAAGATAATGCTTGCTGTGATTGTTTACGATAAGGAGACAGAACCAAAAAACTAAAAGCGGAGTTGAAGCGTGATTCGCTGCTGCAACTCCAAATGTCACTTGCGATAGAACTCGGTTACACCTTGAAAGATTTAGGTGAAAGCTTGACCTACGAAGAGCTGGAGTTATGGAGCGCCTACTACGGATTACAGGAAGACAAACGTGAAGCGCAACGCCGTAAACGCTAGAATAAAATCAATGGAGGTCTAGCCAATGTCAGTTGTCGCCAATGTTGCTCTCAACTTTGACGCACGAGGCGCGGCTGAACAATTAAAGCACATTAGAGATGGAGCTTTAGGGTCATCTCAAGCGTTCAAAACATTAGAAGACAGAGCAAGAGATGTTAAGGCTGCTGTAGAAGCAAGCCAAGGTGGCTTCGCCAATGCTTCAACGGTTCAGGGTGTATTTTCTGCAAACGTAAAAAATACTGAGCAGGCGATTAAAGCTCAGATTGCAGCATTAAAGCAAGTACAATCTACGGTTCAGCTTGGCGGTGCATTATACGAGAAAGCAGGCGCGCAGATTAAACAATATCAAGCAGTACTTGACAGCGTTAACACTCCAGCAGAAAAAACAGTTGGATTGTTTGACAGGCTAAAACAAGCTGCAGACTCTCTTGTTGGTCAATTAGCTATAGCGGCTAGTGCTGCTGGCCTTGTACGAACAGCATTTGATACATTAGCTCAACAATCAAAAGCCGAAGCTGCATTGCGCACGCTTGGAGTTAATGCTGGCGTTGCTAAAGAGGAATTTGCAAAGCTATCACAAGAACTTAACGGCCAAGCATCAATTGTTGAGCTTACAACAGCAGCGTATGACGTAGCATCTGCTGGTTTTGTGAATACGGCTGATCAAGTTAATATTCTTGAAGCTGCAACTAAAGGTGCAATTGGCGGATTTTCTAGCATTAATACAGTAGCAGATGCAACAACATCAATTTTAAACGCATATGGTCGAAGTGCTGGTGATGCAGGATTAATTGTAGATCAGTTAATACAAACGCAAAACGATGGCAAGGTGACTGTTGACCAATATGCAGAAGCAATTGGCCGCGTAATTCCAACGGCAGCCGCTGCAGGTGTTTCAATTGAAGAAATCAATGCGGCGGTAGCAGCACTTACTGTAAAAGGAACGATTTCAAGCGAATCAGTTACCGGGCTTAAAGCAGCTATTGCTGGAATTATTGGACCAACAGACGAGGCTCAGGCAACTGCTGCAAGATTAGGGATTGGATTTAATGCTGCTGCTCTTGAGTCAAAAGGATTATCAGGCGTTCTTGGTGATGTAGCAAAAGCAACAGGTGGTAATGTTTCTGAAATTAACAAGTTATTTGGTAGCACTGAAGCGTTAAATGCAGTTCTAGCTTTAACCGCAGGGGGTTCGGAAAAGTTTACGCAATTTTTGAAGAATCAAGAAGCTGCCACTGGAGCAGCAGACAAGGCATTTAAAACTATGACCGATACTTTAGAAAGAGCATTAAAACAAGTTGACACAGCGTTTAAAAATTTAATTGTATCATTCTCGCCAGTTCTACCTGCTATCGTAGCTCCGCTAAAAGTTTTAGCAAGTACTATTAATTTAATTACAGGCAACTTAAAACAACTAGCAGTAGCGGCTGCATTTATTGGAGCTTATGTTTTTACACTTAATGCTGCTGCAATTGCAACGAATGCTGTCGCATTTGCTACTACAGCATTTTCAGCAGCTCAAAAAGTTGCAGGTGTTGCTTCAGCATTTTTGCAAAGCGTATTACTTGGTCCTGCTGGTATGGCTAATGTCGCGCTGGCGCTTGGTGTAGCGACTGCTGCTGCCGTAACGCTTGGGGCTGCTATGGATGAAGCTGGCGGCAAGGCGGAAGCAGCTAAAACTAAACAGCTAGATGTTGGGACTCAACTAAGAAAAGAACAGACCGCAGCCGCACTCGCAGCCGATGAAACAGCAGCGAAGCAAGATATAATTAATAAAAAACTAGAAACTCAATTAGCGCCTTTAAAAGCAATTAGTGCAGAATATACAAAGCAGCAATTTGACCTACAGAATCAAATTAAATCACTTGACCGCGGCGCAACAATTACATCTGCTAGGTATGAAGCAGAAAAAGCATTAAGCGACCTTTCGCTGCAACAACTAAATCGCCAATACGAACTAGCTACTACAGCAGAAAAAAGATTAGAGATTGCTAGGTTAATATTTAGCGAACAAATTAATGCAGCAAAGATTGAATACAACCAGGCGTTAGAAGCAATTACCCTAGGTGAACGCAAGATAGAACTGGAATTAAAATTAGCAGAGCTAAAATATAAAGAAATTCAAGCTGAAGGGGATTTGCAAATATTAAAAGCAAAAGATCCTCCTGCTGCGGCTGAGAAACAAGCCCAATTAGAAAAAGCTCTTGCCACTCAAAATGAAGTCATTAAAGCTACAAGAGAGACAGGTCTTGCCGAACAACAAGTAAATGAATACAAAAAAATTACGGCTGAAACTCAATACAAGTCAAAATTGTTAACAGCGCAAATTGCGTTTGAGCAAAAATTAGTATCTAAAGAAATTGGTCTTTCGCAACAGCAAGCACAGAACTTATCGACAGAATTAGGCAGTGCTGCTACTAATGCAAAGAACCTTGCTACAAGCACACAGAATGTAAGCAGCGCGGCAAGTTCAGCAGCTAGTCAATTTATAAGCTTAGAGAGAAGTGCGGTAAGTGCTGCTAATGCAATAAACAATGCTGCTAACGCTCAAGCAAGATTAAATAGTATGCCTACAGGCAGCGGCGCAACTGCCCCACAAGCTGGGCCTAAAACAACTACTAATACCACTAGCGGTGGTTACAGTACTGTCCAAAATAAGTTTCAAAATATAATGCAAACCCCAGGGAACTATGGCAGCAGTAGCATTGGAGCGGAAGGCGCTACAAGTGCATTTAATGGTAGCTTAGGTGCAGACTATCGCCAAGCAAAGGACTATCTTGGACTTGCTAAAGGCGGCGTTGTAAATGGTCCTACTCTTGCGATGGTGGGTGAGGGTGGTGAGCGCGAGTATATAATTCCTGAGTCTAAGATGGCTGCTGCAAGCGCTAACTACATGAGCGGCGCACGCGGTGGAGCGGTAATACCAGCATTTGCTAAAGGCGGTGTTGTAGGGCCATCCAGGATGGCGCAAGGTCGCAATAATGCAACCACTATCAAGCCGCAGATAAGTATTCAAACCGGGTCAGTAGTGCAAATGGGCGGCACTAATTACGTCACAATGCAAGATCTAGGTCGTGCAGTACAGACCGGTGTTAGACAAACATTAAACATAATTCAAGGTGATATAAATATGCGCAACCAGATGGGGTTAACGTAATGGCAGATTATGATATTATGAGCTTTATGGAATATTACACCGATAGGGATACCGCAGTGGACCCTGTTAGTGAGCTACGGATACCTACAAAACAATGGCAAAACTTTTATCAACTACCGCAAATTTTAAGCGTTGATGCTGATGTCGGTGGCGAATACGTTTATTTACCATTTGATATAAGCGGTTTTGGCTTAACGCAAGCGGCATCAGTAAATGATTTAAATATATCAATTGGCGGACGTGAAGGAATTGTAGATACAACCGAAGAAGCAATGGAGAGCGATAATTTAATCATTGCATCGCTTTATATCCAGGATGTAGGCTTTGATTCATTCGATGGCGCAAGCGCACTTCC